GGTGCGTAATGGCCTATAAATACACACCGTCACCCTTTATGCTTGAAACTTCCCATTATGATAAAGCAAAGGCAGATAGGGCAGTTGCCTTTATTGAAAACCTAAGACACACCAAGGGGAAATGGGCAGGGAAGAAGTTTCTTCTGCTACCTTGGCAGGAACAGATCATTCGTGACTTGTTTGGCATCGTCGGGGAAAATGGGAAGCGTCAGTTCCTGACAGCCTATGTTGAGATACCCAAGAAACAGGGGAAGTCTGAACTGGCTGCCGCTATTGCACTCTATCTTCTTTATGCAGACAACGAACCCAGTGCAGAGGTTTATGGTGCAGCCTGCGATAGATCACAGGCATCCATTGTATTTGATGTGGCAAAGCAAATGGTGCAGATGACACCCGCTTTACTGAAGCGGTCAAAGATTACAGCTGCCACCAAACGAATCGTCAATTATTCCAATGCAGGGTTCTATCAGGTGCTGTCAGCTGAGACTGGAACCAAGCATGGACTTAATGTATCGGGTCTTGTGTTTGACGAGATTCATGCACAGCCCAACAGAAAACTCTATGATGTTTTGACGAAAGGTTCAGGGGATGCCAGAGAGCAGCCCTTGTTCTTTATTATTACCACTGCAGGAACCGATAAAAATAGCATCTGCTATGAACTCCACAGTAAAGCCCTGGATATTAAGGCTGGTCGAAAGAAAGACCATACCTTCTACCCGGTGGTATATGGACTGACAGAAGCAGATGATTGGAATGATGAAGCCAACTGGTATAAAGCGAATCCTTCACTGGGACATACCATTTCCATAGATCGAGTGAGAGAAGCCTACAAAAATGCTCTTGAAAACCCTGCGGAAGAGAATGTGTTTAAACAGCTAAGACTTAATATCTGGACTTCTGCTACAGTGTGCTGGATACCCGATCATATTTATGATCGTGGAAATCTATCCATTGATTTGGAGTCACTGCAAGGCCGTGAATGCTATGGAGGTCTTGACCTTTCCAGTACATCGGATATCACAGCTTTTGTTCTTGTGTTTCCACCAAGGGGTGAGGATGAGAAGTACATCGTCTTACCATTCTTCTGGTTACCGGAGGATACTTTGGCGTTAAGATGCAGAAGGGACCATGTGCTCTACGATGTTTGGGAGCTGCAAGGCTATATCCAAACCACTGAGGGGAACGTGATTCATTATGGCTTTATTGAAAAGTTCATTGAGGGGCTTGGTGAAAAGTACCACATTAAAGAAATTGCCTTTGACCGGTGGAATGCCACTCAAATGGTCCAGAACTTAGAGGGTATGGGCTTTACTGTTGTACCCTTTGGACAGGGCTATAAAGACATGTCCCCACCAAGCAAGGAGTTGTATAAGCTTCTTATGGAAGGGAACATCAATCATGGTGGTCACCCGGTGCTTAAATGGATGGCTCAAAACGTAGTCATGCGTCAAGATCCGGCAGGGAACATCAAACCGGATAAGGAAAAATCAGTAGAAAAGATCGATGGTATAGTTGCTACAATCATGGCTCTTGATCGCTGTATTAGAAATAAAGACGATGATGGTAGCATCTATGATGAGCGGGGCATCATTGTTTTTTAATATTAGAAGTAAATAATTACATTCTAGTGATTGACTCATTCGCTATATCGTGATAAGATTAGAAAAAGTGAGTGAGTTAATCACTAGAAGGGGGCATTATATGCAAAGAATTCAATTTTATCCGAGTGAGGACTTAGCGAAAACTTTAGAAGCTGATGCAAAGAAAAAAGGTGTTAGTGTAAGTACTCTTGTAACAGATTTACTTAATGAACACTATGGGTTTTCACAAAAAGATACTCCTAATTTAACACAGCTAACAGCTATTGTTTTAGAGGAAGTAGAAGAGTATTTAGCCAAATCAAACGCACCAATTGAGTTTGATTTAAATGCTGCATCGGAAACCTACAGAAAGATTGACATGACATACGGGAAAAAACCAAGTACAGTAAGAGCTTCAATAGGTAGAAGTTTTGGAAGTAAGGTCGGTAAGGAACCTTTTACTAATGTTAGGCTGAGTAAAACTGACGATGAAAAGCAAAAGCTATCCGTAAACAATGCGTTAGTTTATGAAACATTTTGATACTATAGTATTCTTTAAAGCATCTACAAAGCGTAGGTGCTTTTTTCATGCTCAATTTCAGGAGGTAGGTCAATGAACATACCAATTATCTCAAAGTTAATAAAGGCTCGTGATAAGCCTAAAGATTACTACTCCGGCTCAAATTACACTTATCTGTTTGGGCCAACAACAAGCGGAAAGACCGTCAATGAATTTACTGCCATGCAAACCACAGCGGTGTATTCCTGTGTGCGTATTCTCGCAGAAGCGGTAGCATCTCTTCCGCTGCATGTGTACAGGTATAAGGAAAATGGTAAGGAGCGCGTGTATAACCATCATCTTTACCATATCCTTCACAACGAACCAAATACGGAGATGAGTTCCTTTGTCTTTCGAGAGACATTGATGAGCCATTTGCTTATTTGGGGAAATGCCTATGCACAGATTATTCGAGATGGTGCTGGTCGTGTGGTGGCCTTGTATCCGCTACTACCAAACAAGATGACAGTTAGCAGAGACAAAAACGGAGAAATCTACTACATTTACACCACTACCTCTGATGAGAATCCCAACTTCAAGGACTATGGTTCAGTGGTGTTAAGAAAACAGGATGTTCTTCACATTCCAGGACTGGGTTTTGATGGTCTGGTGGGATACTCTCCAATCGCCATGGCGAAGAATGCTGTGGGTATGACCATTGCCACTGAAGAATACGGAGCCAGCTTCTTTGCCAATGGAGCTAATCCCGGAGGAGTTCTTGAACATCCAGGAGTGCTTAAGGATCCTAAAAAGGTTAGAGATTCCTGGAATGAAGTGTACCGTGGAACAGCTAATGCCCATAAGATTGCTGTACTTGAAGAAGGAATGAAATATCAGCAGATTGGTATTCCACCGGAAGAAGCACAGTTTCTTGAAACCAGAAAATTTCAGATCAATGAAATAGCAAGGCTTTATCGTATTCCGCCTCATATGGTGGGGGATCTTGAGAAATCCAGTTTCTCAAACATTGAGCAGCAATCCTTAGAGTTTGTCAAATACACCCTGGATCCTTGGGTCATAAGATGGGAACAAGCCATGCAGCGTTCACTCCTACTTCCAAAAGAGAAGCAGGAGTTTTTTATTAGACTCAATGTGGATGGACTTCTCCGGGGAGATTACCAAAGTCGTATGAATGGCTACTCTGTGGCAAGGCAGAATGGATGGCTTTCAGCCAATGACATAAGAGAGATGGAGGATATGAACCCAATCCCAGATGAGGAAGGAGGAAACCTATATCTAATCAATGGCAATATGACAAAGCTTAAAGATGCCGGTTTGTTTGGAGGCCAAGGGCAGAGTGAGGCAGCAAATAAGAAGGGAAGTGAGGAAAGCAGATGAAGCGCAAATTTTGGAATTGGGTCAAGAATGAGGGCGAAAGAACCCTCTTTTTAAATGGAGAAATATCAGATGAAACCTGGTATGGGGACGAAGTGACCCCAAAGCTATTCAAGGAGGAACTGGAGTCGGCTCAGGGAGATATCACCGTTTGGATTAATTCTCCGGGCGGGGATGTTTTTGCAGCAGCACAGATTTATAACATGCTGATGGACTATCAAGGTAATGTGGCGGTGAAGATTGATGGTCTGGCTGCATCAGCTGCTTCTGTTATTGCAATGGCGGGAACGGAAGTACAGATGTCACCAGTGGCCATGATGATGATCCACAATCCCATGACGGTAGCCATCGGGGATTCAAAGGAAATGCAAAAGGCCAGTGAGATGCTGTCAGAGGTTAAGGAAAGCATCATGAATGCTTATGAAATCAAGACAGGTCTTACGAGAACAAAGATATCCCACTTGATGGATGCAGAGTCCTGGTTCAATGCAAGAAAAGCAGTGGAACTGGGATTTGCAGATACAATTCTATTTTTTGGTGAGGAGGAGAAAGTGGAGGGGGAACCGCTGGAAGCTGTGATGTTTTCCAGAGCCGCAGTAGCCAATTCACTCTTAACCAAGCTTAGCCCATCAAAACCAGAGAACAGAACACCTATTGAGCAGCTTGAAAAAAGACTGAGCCTGATCGCTCACTAATTTGAGGAGGAAAACGATATGAACAAAATTCTTGAACTGAGAGAAAAGAGAGCAAAAGCCTGGGAAGATGCGAAAGTCTTCCTGGATAGTAAAAGAAGTAGTGACGGAATGCTTTCTGCTGAAGACACCGCCACCTACGACAAGATGGAGGCGGAAGTAGTCAATCTAGGAAAAGAAATCGAAAGACTAGAGCGCAGAGCCACCATCGATGAGGAGCTTGCCCGTCCAACTTCATCTCCTATTACCAATAAGCCAGGAAGTGCCATGGGCGGAGACGAGAAAAAGGGTAGAGCTTCCAATGAGTATCGACAAGCATTCTGGAAAGCCATGAGAAACAAGAACAGCTATGATGTACAGAATGCCCTTCAAATTGGTACGGATTCAGAGGGCGGCTATCTGGTGCCTGATGAGTTTGAAAGAACCTTGATTGAGTCCCTTCAGGAAGAGAACATCTTCAGAAGCATCGCCAAGGTCATCACCACTTCATCCGGGGATAGAAAGATTCCAGTGGTGGCATCCAAAGGAACT